ATCGCCTGAAGTTAAATTTACTTTAAGTGTCATTGTTCTTGTATCAGGATTGTATAACTCATTTAGATAAGGCAGCCAATAAGTATTAAATAAATTATTAGTTGTTGGATTGCCTATTGGTTGTATAAGCTGACAAATACCAAAATGAAAATCAGTAGTTGATGATGTTGTTGGTATATCTGTCAAATGACTAAATTGTAAAAATTGATTTTCATTTTGAAATGCTGATGACCCATTAGGAGTAGGTGCATGATAATCATAAGTGGAAATGTTTTTCACTCCGTTATTGTACATTATTCTAGGACTGCTGTCAAACCCCTCAGAAGTACCATCATCTGCATTATAAGAATAAATGCTTGGAATTATAAAGTCAGGAAATAAATCATCTAAAGGTTTTGGTACTGTTGCTGCAAATGGCTCTGCTATTACTTCTTTTTCTCCTGATAGTATTGTTGGCAAGTTATTAGAGCTTGTACTAGCATCAAAAATATTACTTCCGTATAAATGACCTGAGTTTTTATATACACTAAAAGCATAATCATCATCATCTTCTACAAATTTAAAGATTGTTTTTTTATTTAATTCTGTTAAGGGTGTTAGCTTAATTTCTTCAATATCTATTTTATCTGTCCAATCTAATTTAGTTGAATTAATATCAAAAAAATTAGGAGCTGCCGCATCATCACTTGACAAAAACACATTTTTGTATGGTTCTATAATAATGTTATTAGGATTGTTCTTGTCAGGCACAGATACCAAGTTAAACATTGTCATAATGCCTTTTAAAAAATCCCATTGTCCTAATTCCCCCCTTAAAGAGTTTAACATGGCATCAAAAGTATAAAGAGAAGATGTCCAAGTTACACTATAATTTATTTGACTTATTACACTTGCAACACTCCCTTTAAATTGCAACTGTAAAGTCTCTCCAATAGCCATAGGGGGTAGAGCTATACTCCCTGTATATATATATGATTGATTTGCGGCAAGAGTAATAACACCAGTATAATCAAAAACCTGACCAGATGACAATATTCTAAATTCAACATTCCTACTTACTGTATCAGTATTTTTTACTTCATAAGTATAATTTATCTGATATTGATTATTGGCTGTTGTATTTGTCAATATATTTGTGGTAGTATCATAATCAGAGGGTACTGGAGCAAATATACTAGTGTATATTGAATATATTGTTAAATTAGTAAAACTTGTGTTTGCATAATAAGCAGGGCTAATACTAGAAGCCGCACTATAGATTCCGTTTAAATTATTATAATTTGGTATATCATTTGAACCCCAAGTAAAATCCATAAACAACTTTTGAAAATCTGTGTCATTATCTATGAAATCACTTGTATAAGTAAAAGGAGTGTCTTTAAAAATTCTATCAATCAAGTATTTTATATTTATAAAAGGTCTAAAAATATCAGCCATGCTTGTAAAGAATATATCATTCCCAGTTAAATAAAATTTATGCGTCCAATCAACTAATGGGTATTTTAATGTATTAAAATCGGTTCTAAATCCTGAAGTTGAAGCTGTTGTATAATTTATTCCTGTGCCACTATCATTCCAACTATTTGTAATATTAGTTACATTATAACTATGTTGTAATTCTAAAAAGCTAATATCATTGAAAGTCCTATCTTCTAAAAAGTCAGCTAAGGCAATAACTTCAGAATATAAGTTAACATTATAGCTTATTTCACCCTGTTTTTCTTGTATGTCTATTAGTCTAAGATAACCCTGAAACAATATAAACCCATCTTGCTTTAATTCGCATTGTGTTCTTACATAAGGATTAAAAGCCAGTCCGCTAGTGTCTCTTGTTACTTCAAATATATTATCAAAGATTTGATTATTTCGTTTTGTTGCAGGTAGGTTAAATGCCTTAGAATATGACTGTACTTGTTCAGCTACATTTTTAAAATCATCAACACTTAGAGTCAGGGGTATATCTTCATCTTCATAAAGGTCGCAAATGACTTGACCAGTTGCTAAGTCTTGTATAGCACCACTTGGGTTCTGAGCCGCTTGTCTTATTGAAACAGATGTTACTGCACTTGTTCCTGTTGAGTAAATAACAATAGTATTGGTAGTAGATGTTGCAGTAAATTGTAAACTATTAGTGCCTACTACTGTTGCAGGTGTTGAGCTTTGTTGGTTAGTTCCTGAATAAACATAAAAAGTTAGAGTAGATGCGGTTGTTTCAATAGTTACATCATAAATTTGTCCTATTATTAAATTAGAAAGTTTTTGTATTATACCCTGTTGTGCCACTATTCCAACCGTTCCGCTTGATTCTGTTGGCGGTGTAGCTGAAGAGCTAAATCTGTACCATGTATTAACAACCATTGAAGCGTTTAAGGCATTTATTGCTGATTGATAAGTTGGTGCTGCTAAAGATAAAGAAGTAGTTGAGCTATTAATAGTATTAAAATTAATACCATCAATAATACGCTCTGTACCTACTCCTGATAAGGAGTTTAAGCCATTATAACTTTGCGGATATAATATCAGTTGTACACTCATTAGATAGATTGCGTTCTTAGTGTTTTACTTTTTTCTATTTCAAATGTATATTGAATAAGTTTGTCATTAGCTGAAGTCTTTTTAGTAAAGCTAGATGTTGTAAGTCTTACTGGTGTTACATAGTTATTTAAAACTGCATTAGCAGCATCAGTTTGATGGCCTTCTAATAAATAAACTTCAGGACTATTAATTAGTTCCTCAAACATTACATTGTCATCTTCAGAAACAAAATTAGTATTCATTGTAATTCTTTCAGTAGCATTAACTCTAAAAGACTTCTTACCACCTTTAAAGCTATCAGGTCTATATAGACTTTCATTCCAACTACCACCTAGTTGATGGTATGTAGTTCCCTGTGTTGTTGTGCTTCTAGTTGACTTTTTAGTAAATGTGTAATAATCCCAAGCGCCCCATTGGTTGAGCCAACATAGTCTAATGCTTTCAAAGTTTTTAGTGTCAGGGCAATTAACATGAATCATATATGCCTTAGATATTGCTGAAAAACCAAAATAAGCCTGTACTGAAATAAAGCCGCCCTGTATAGTTCCTAATGAAACTAAGTTTTGAAAAGTTGAGCTCCAGTTTCTTAAATTGGCTGGAAAGCAACCTAAATGCAATATTTGATTTTCTGAAACTGCTGCAACAGGATTATCCCAAGCCCCATTGGTTGAGTTTCTTACAACCGTATCGCTTCCTATTACACTAAAGCTGCTATCATAATAATTAAGTGCAATACTATTCATACTTATAGAAGATGTTACAAATGACATAGTTCCATAGTCCTCAACATTTGCATATTGCTCAGTAGGTGCGTTAGTTAAAAATTCATCAGTAATACTACTTAAAAGAAATTTAGAAGTATCAAATCCAAAATTATTACCTGACTTATAAAGACTATCAGTATGTTTTACATAGCCATTAAAAAGAAAATAAACTCCTGAGTTCTGTGTTGTACCTGCTGCTCTTTCAACTACATTGGTTGTTGTGTTTAGATATTCTACATAAAACTGTATCACCATATAACGCCCTAAGTTAGTATTTAAAGAATATTTATCTATTAAATGAACTGGGTGTCTTTCACTATCTGAAGTAGTTGTGCCTTTATAAGAACTACCATTAGCAGCCATGTTATCCGCCTTTACATAGTTCTCAATTACATTCCTTAAATCAAACATTCCTACTCCTGCATTATTAGGTGTTGTTTTAAATACACCTTTTAAATCATTAGATGTTGCTGTTACTGGTATAGTAGTACCTATGTGTACTTCAGCACAAAACTTAACTTTAGTTTCATTTGCTACTGCCGTTTGGTTAGACACTACAAATATTAATTCCTGTCCTACTGGTATAAAAAATCCTATTGGGTGTTGCTCTATTACACAATTTGCTGCCATATTAATTTACTGTTGTTAATCCTTCTATTATATCTTCTTTTACTGCACCAAGTAAGTCTTTTCCAAATTGCTTTAATCCAAGCCCTAAAGGTTTTTGAAAAAAACTAATGCCCTGTATTCCGTCTCTTTTTATTGCTCTTCCAATTATAAAAGCTAAAGACATATTACTAATAAACCTACCTGTTTTTTTATCTCTGCCTTTCATGCCTTTTTTACTTATCCATTTGGCTAATATACTTGGTGGTGGTTGCTTTGTTGTATATTTATAAGGGCTTGATTTTACTTGTCCTTTATAGTCTTTAAATTTTCTAGCTTGTTGTGTTCCTGATACCCCTTTGTCTACAAAAGTACCATAACTATCCATAAAAAATTGTACTGTAAACCCATCAGCATCAGTTTTAACTTCAAACCTTATAGATTTCTCTAAATTCGTTCCGCCACCTTTAGCCTTTTGAATACCGCCTTTAGCCCTGTTTACTACTTGTTTGCCAAAGCTATTTAAGTACTTTTCTATGTTTTGGGTTTTCATTAAACAAGCCCTATAAATAATTCTACCTGAGCATCATTTGCTGTTACTGGTCTTACTTGTAAAGATGCTAAGTTTTCTAAAGTACCAAATGCTGGAGAGGTATCTGTTTCTCCAATAGCTGCTTCAGTTCCTATACTTAGGATATGAGAATTACCCCCAGTTATTGTTACTTGATAATTTGTTCCTGTTGTTACTACTGCTAACTCTATGCTGTTAGTAGTGTCTAAGTTTGTCACTCTTACATATCTTGTTCTATCAACATCTATTGCACCTGCTGAAGAGTAAGGGTTGGTGTCAAATACCGCTATTGTTGTAGTTTGTGCTTGTGTGCAAGTTACTATCCTTTCCATTACATCAACTATGCCTGTTGTTGTTACTGAGTTACTAGCCCCTCTAACTGAACCGTTTAGAGTTACTGACTCACTTATTGTTGTTACTAAATCTGCCATGTTTATAATTTTATTGTTATTTTAAAAAATCCTATTTCTATTGTATATCTTCCTATTTTAAATTTCATTAGTACCCTGCTCCTGCATCTGTTACTGGTATTTCGCAAGTATCAAAGTCATTCATTACTCTAACGCCTATTGTAAATGTCCAACCACATAAAAGATTGTCAAACCGTTCTTGGAATGGCTCTATAGTAAATTGGTCTTGTGTAAAATATAAAGGAGCATTAATATCATTTACTCCAGCTTGTGATTGTCTTGAACTATGCCTTAACATACCTATAAAATCAGTACATATTTCTAAGGTCTGATTCCATACTTGCTGCTCGTTATTTTTAGGGTCTAATAGTTTAGTTAATTGTTTAGCTTGATATGTTTTCCAGTTATCTTTTTCAGAAACTAAGTCAGCAATAAAAAGCTGAAATGAGTAGACAAGTTCTGAGTCTCCGGTTGATACAGATGTTGGGTTAATATGCAGCAGTGGCATTTTCTCCATCTTTTCAAGATTTATGTCAAATATGTCTCCAACTGATACTGTTGAAATTTGCTCATGATATTCCCCAAGTCTACAAAGGGTGTCTACTACATTGTTATAAGTCTTATTGCTTACTGCCATGTTTTACTTTATTTTGTGATTCTAAATCTGTTTCATAACTTAACCAAGTCAATGCTTCTAATAAGTTTAGCTTAGTTATTTGTTCTAGCTTTGAAATATCTGCATTAGTTAATCTATACATTACTCCAAACCAGCTCCACTTTTCTGCAAAAGATTCTGAGGCAATTGCATCTTCATTTCCTTCAGCACTTCCGTCAAAGATGATTCCAAAGTTAGTAATAATATCGTTGCGAAATGATAAAAAAAAACCAGCGCACTTTGCACTTGCTCTGCTGACATCTTCTTCATTTCTTCCGCCCTTATGGTTATATTACCATCATACGCTTCTATTGTATAGACATCATTGTTTTCTTCAACTATTGGTCTATATAGAATTGCCATTACTTCGGGCATATTCTTTTCAATATCATTCTTAATCATGGTCTCTATGTCTGCATACTCTCCTAATGTAATTTCATCTAAATTAGGATGGAAACCATACCTTTTGCCATTTACCTCAACTATCCTTTTTAAAGAACTATCTTGTTTTGCTTGAAGCTCAGATAACTTACTCATTATAACTGCAACATCTTTTAATTCCAACTGATTGATTAGGTCTTTTGGAATATTAGATAAAGCTGCTATTGTTTCTTGAGCTTCTTTACTCTTTGTACCTTTGTGAAAGTCTATTAGCTTTAACCACTTCTCTAGTGTTACATCTTCCCACTTACTAATTAACTTAAACTCTTTTGTCTTGCCCTGCTTCTTAATTTTAATCTTCATACATTATATAATAGAAATTCTTGAAATTTAGTTTACTCTTTTATTTTTTTTTATATATTTGTACGGTTTTTGTTTTCAAGTTAGTTACTAGCCCCTCACAACCTTTCTATTATCTTGTCGTAATACTTAAAGTGGGGGGCTTTTCTATTGCACAAAATATTTACCTGCATTAGGGTTGTCTAAGTGATATATTACATTATAACGAATACCATCAATAGCATGATTATATGAGTCTACATATAACTTAGAAGATTTATCTGAATATATGTAGTTATTTAACTCTTTAGCTATGTTAGTGCTTTCAGGTGTTATTACTAAATGATAATCTTGCATACGAGTTATTCCACTTTCAATAGTTCCTTTTTTTACTGGTTTAATGTTTACTCCTAAATGCTTTAAATCGGCAATTAATCTTGGTTCGCTGCTGTCTGCGATAATCAACATATTCCCAACTTTGTCTAATATAATCTGTGCAAGTTCTTGTGATTTTAAACCATTCTTATATATATGCTCTTTTAAATATATCTTTTGCTTACGCTTATCTATTGCAACTTCTGTGAGAGTGTCAACATCAACAGAAAAGCCAAAGTCCATTCCACAAGAAGTCTGTAAGCCATCAGGATTAAATTCTCCTATACTCCAGTTAGTAAATACTACACCATCTGCTCTATCTAACCAACCCCCTAAGATTTTATGCTGATACTTTTTAAAGTTCCTATGCTTTATAGTTCTAATACGCTCTAGGAAGCTCTGTGAGAGGTTTTCTTTATTATCTAGGTATGTACTGTGGATATAGCAAACATTGTCTCTAACGCCATTAAAACCAGCTTCTACGCCTTTGTCCTCAAAAAACCTTTTATAAATCCAATGCTCTTTCGTTACTGGGTTTAATATAAGTATGATTCTGTTCTGTATATTCTTTTCTCTAATACTAAGGTCTATGGTGTCAAATATATCTTCATCAATAAGCTCTTCTGCCTCATCTAATACCCAACAACTAATACCCTGTAATGACTTTAGACTTGCAGTCTGATTACCTGCTGAAGTCTTGATTCCTCTAAATAGTATGTCAGATTGATTGCCTAAGTTTACAACCTCAGCTTTATTTACACTAAAGATATTTTCAAAACCTAATAGCCCTATCTTTTCTAAGAACTCAGGAATAATAGATAAATGAGCTGATACCATTGTATAACGAGTAAACAATACTCTAATACCTTCAGCCATTGTAAGTAAAGTTAAAAAGACTGTAACTGCAAAAGACTTACCACTACCTCTTCCGCCTGTTATTATAAAATAACGAGCATCAGAATTAAACAGAGGATTGTATTTCTTATTCAGATTCAGTTTCTACAAAGTTTATTAGTGGCATATTAATACTTTCATCATTTGAAGTTACATCCACCCTTTGCTGAGGTTTGCCATAAAAGTATTCAAAGAATAGCTTAACTGCCCATTGTTCTTTTTTATCAATACCCTGTTCTAAGGACTTTAACGCCTTTTCATTCATTGGTGTTAGGTTCTCTATTAATCTTTGCTCATCTGCTTTAGATTTGCGCCCTGCGCCTTTTCTAGCCCCACCGTTATTTATTCTTTTATCCATAATTGAAAAAGATTGATTATTCAATTCTCATAATATAATAGAAATTAGAACAATTTGTTTTGACTTAAATAATTTTTAATTCTTTTATTGCAGTTATCATAGTTAGTTTTATTGAGTTCACTACCTATATAATTTATATTATTTTTTAAGCAAACAATAGCAGTAGTACCACTCCCCATAAAACTATCATATACTAGATAATCTTTTTTTGAAGCTACTTTTAATATTCTTTCTACTAAAGCTTCAGGCATTTGTGTCGGGTGGATTCTTTCGCTACTCTTTATGGTGTGAGGTACATACCATACTGAACTTAATGGGTCGTGAATACCGCAATCTTCGTTTAAATAAATATCATCTCCTTTGCTCAGATGATAAATAACTTCATAGTCTAAATGAAATCTTTTCTTTGTGCTGTCAAAACTACCTGCATATTTCCAAATGATAAAGCTTTTGAATTTTAATTTTTTAAAGCTATCTAAAAATTCTATCCAATGAGGAGTGCTTAATTTTTTGTTAAATGTTTTGCTTTTTATATTGAAAAATATCTGTCCTGTTGGCTTTAAGATTCTTTCATACTCATTAAATAATTTTTCTAAATAATCAGAATAAAATTTTAGAAATAATATGTCTTTACTTTTTGCACCATAACCTGCTCCATTTACATCTTCATAGGGTGGTGAGGTGATTATTAAATCAATACAATCATTATCCATTTTAGACATTGTATCTAAATTATCTTCATTATATATTTTATTTATTTCCATTACTCATATTCATTTGGCAGCATTAATCTTACGCCTAGTTCTGTTAAAGCCCAAATCCGTATTTGTTCTGCATAAACTTCAAACTCTTTTGTATTCATTCTTGCTGTACTATTAACTGTTTGCAGTCCTATCTGTTTATCGTTTATATCTATACTTTGCCATTCACTTGCAAACTTGACCTTTAAAGTGTCATGCATTTCATCAGGGAAATATCCTAGCTCATTTGCTAATGGTTGTACTATACACGCCCAGTAATAGTTATTCTGCATATTGCTTCTGTTGTTTCTTTGCTTTTTTACTTTAACTATATAATCTGTTTCAAGTTCTTTTAGATAATTAAAAAGAGTTTGCTTGTCTTGACTGGTATTAATCACGAAGTTCATAGTGTAACTTTCTATTCTTAATATACATCATGTTTTTAGGTGCTTCTAACAGCTCTATTCCTTTTAAGTTATATATCTTGTTTTTTATTGGCTTTCTTATTTCGTTTACATAAGTAATATTGTAAGGGCATATAGTATCTTGCTTAACTGCTGTACATAATAATATGTTAGTTGTTGAATCATAAAAATTAGTAGTCAAAGTTGCTATATATATTCCTGAATTATATGTGTGTTCTATTGTTTGGTATGCTATAGCTATTGGATTATGTATTCCAATAAATGTAGTATCAGTTCCATCTCCAAAGTCTATGTGATGTTCTGTATAATAATTACTTTGATTAATAGAACTATAAGGTGCTATAAAAGTTTTGCCCCCACCAGTAGTACATATCCATTCAGTAAAACATAATAGTAATAGTAATGTTTTCATTAATCAAATGATTCATTAATACCTCGTTCTCCTACTAGCTTTTCTTTAGCACCTGCCCATAGTTTATCGTGCCTTATCTTTTTACTTAAAGATGCTTCAGTTCTTTTAAGGCTAGGCATACCATCTTCAGGTTCGCTATCCATATATTTGCCACAACTACAAATAACATCAGCAACCCATTTGCTATCTCTGTAAACTATTTTAGCTTTGTTTACTTCTTTTTTTTCTTTACAACATATACAAGTGTATAGTGTCATTTTGCTAGTCCACCTGTTTTAGTTTTACTTTCTTTATAAAGTTTGTCTAACTCAAAATGTAAAACATTAATAGCCTTTTGTATATCTTGTTCAGCAGGACTACCATCTTTTTTTCCTGCTCTTAGGATATATTGAATTGCTTGTGCAGTCCAAGCATTTAAGTTAAAATCATCAACTATGTCTTTAGCTGAATAACCATACAATGTTCCTGAATAATAACTTGGCTCAGGTGTTCTTTTATAATCTTGTTTCATTTTTTATTTATTTTAATCGTGCTTTTTCATTAATCTTCTGACCATGCTGTTTTCTCTTCTTCTTTTTAATTCCTTAGACAATATTCTACTAAAAGTTACTGTGCAAATATTAAATCTTTCTGCCATTTCTTTGTTACTGTTTTTGCTAGGGTTTTCAAAGTAATAGTCTAGTATTTCTTTTGTGTTTTTTATCATTCGCTATATTTTTTATATAGTTTTTTAATTGCATCAAAACAAGTTGATATACACGAACCACAATTTGTATTAGGTGAATAATTAGTATTGTGTATTGTATTATATGTCTCTATCATTCTTTTTTTAGCTTGAACATCTTTTGCTCTACCCGTCTTTAAGTCTTTCCACATATCTAATATTTCATCTATTATTTCTTGCGGCAAGTCATCAGGTGTTTCTACTTCGGTTGTTTTATCCCAATACTTCTGAGGGCATGCCATTGGTGCTAGTCTTGCCTTTACTTTCATAAAACATAAGCACCGCTTACAAGTTCCTGTAGGTTTAAAATAGTAAACACACTCTTTACATATTGCTATCCTGTCTTGATAGACTTCATCAGGCACAAAAAATCTATTCACTTTTTCTATCTGCTTTTTTTACATAAGTATTTTTAGTTCTTGGTTGCCAGTTAGGGCTTCTAAAACCAAACTGCATTACGAAACTATCATTCTTTACAGGGTTATACATCTTCATTTAAATTCTTTTTAATTATTGTTCTTACTTTATCTATTGTTGTAAAAAGACTGTTGCGGCTTATCTTAGTCTTAGCAGCTAGACTGTCTAATGTTTCTCCTGAATAGTATAATTTAAATAACTCTCTATCATACCAACTATCTAACTTATCTAACTCTTTATCTATCAACTCTAATTTCATTAGCTTGTTATTATCTACTTCTTCGTTTGGAATATTTGAAATATCTTTATAATTAAAACCATCAGGAATAATATACTCATTAGTGTCAGTTGTATTAGAACTAAAAACAGAACTATCAATATGTGTATAATACTTTTCATATTTATAATAAAAATTACTTCTTGTGCTTGTTAATGCTCTCCTTAATGCCACAGCACCATATCTTGTTATTCCATCAATCCCATCTTTTTCATAAATACTCCTAAGCGTTTCAGGATTCATTTGTAAAAAATAAAGCATCAGCTCCTGTACTGCTTCATTTATTTTATTTTCATCTGTTGTTAATCCATAAGCCATTGTCCTAAATTTATCTGTTAGCTTTGATATTTCAATATAAATATCAATCATGAGTAGGTTCTAGTTTATCTATTCTATCAATAACCTCTTGAAGCATTTGGTCTAACACAACTTTATAAGCTCTTATTACTGCTGAGTTACTTTTAGTCTCTACTCCTGCAAAAAAACCGCTAGTAGCAACTGATACATTTATTGGTATAATAGTAATCCAGTCATAGAAATTGTTTTCTCTAACTCCTTTGCCATAGTTATTTGAGTATTCTATAACTAAGTCTAATACTTCTAAATAATTCTTGTATCTTGCTTGAGTAGTTACTTCTTCTACAAATTGTTTGCACATTAAAACATAAACATCTACTATTGATTTGTGTTCTTCACTTGAATAAATAGGTTTATGCATATGCCAAAGTTATAAAAAAAACTATTCTATTCCCTTTTCTTTTTTTAATTTTTTAACAAATGATTTGTAATAACTTATTTTATCTTCATAATCAGCTCTAGTAAACTTCATTGTTTGTTTTGATTTAATTTGTAAATTTTCAGCAGTTCCTTTTCCATATTTAAAATCTAATTCTTTTCCAAATTGATACTGTCTACCCTGAGCAAAAATATTATCTGCTGCTGATTGGGGTTGTACATTTGTTTCACACCAACGAGTAGACAAACATTTTCTTGACATAAAATGACCTGCATGGATGTTTTTGTAATGATAATATCTTCCTGAAGTAAAACACATTACATATCCTAATTCATCAGCATCTCTAAGTCTAATGTAAAGACTAAACCACTTATCTAGTTCTTTTTTTAATTTACTTATTGATTTCACTATTTATTAATTTTAATCTATATTCTTCTAATTTTTTGCCTCTTGTAAACCCTGTCACTATACCTGTTTCTTTGTGCTTTCTCCATAATGTTGAATTGGTTTTGCCTTTAGCAGGTTCAACCCATTTAGTTTCAAATAATTGAGGTTGTAAATATTTTCTCCATATATTGATTTTTCTCATTCTTCTAACTCCCCCCTGTTTTACAGCAATACAGTTATATCCCAGCTCTTTCCAAAACTTGTTGGCTTGTAAATCAAAACCACATCTCAATGTAATACTATTTGACAAACTTTCATTTGCATAATTTTCTAAAGCCATTACAAGCATTGCTCCATACAGTTTTCTTCTTGCATCATACTGAATACAAACTTGATGGCATTTTACATCACCCCCAGCCGCACCAACATAAATATATCCACAGGGTTCTCCGTTTAGCAGTCCTAAATACAGCCTTCCGTTTTTTTGTTCTCTTTCAAATACTTGTTTTGGATAAAAACTTAATTGTTCTGCGTTTTTTTTTTGTAAACTATCAATATAAGTAAGTAAATCAGGGTGTTCTTTTACAATTATAAAATTATCCATTTGTCTAGTTCTTTTTTAATTTACTTATTGATTTTGCCATAAAACTTCCTGATTAAAAACTTTTAATGGTTTTGTATAAATATATTTAGCAATAGTAGTAGTCTTACCAAATCTAGTTTTCTTTTTTAAAGGAATACTATTTATTTCATACCCATCTTTTCTATGGTTAAATATAATAGCTGAAAGTCTAGTAGCACCATACTCTCTAATAGCTTCATAACTTGTTATACTTCCATGTGTTTTTAAATGCCATAAAACAGCATCAGATTGACTTTTTACTTCTTCTTCTTTGATTGTAATTGTTTTCATTCTTTTAATTTATAGTTTATATGCAGCACTATTGCTGCGATTATTACCCAACCTATCATTTGAGTAGTTTTATTGGTTCTTGATAAAAAGGTACATTCTTTTGTCCTAATGTATGTACTTGATAATAAGCATTATCACACATTTCTTTCATTTTATATGTCCATTTATAAAAAGTTCTAATGTTTAAAAATGGTTCATCCTTTCCAAATCTTACTCCATATCTAAAAGCATCTTCAACTTGATTAAATGTCATATTGCCAAATCTTTTTTCTTGTATAAGGTCTTGCGCAAATATTTTGCTTAATGTAGCCATTGTATTTGCATCTGTCTTGTGTCCTATCTCTACTGAAGTCTTTGCTACTAAGTCTAAGACCTTTTCAGTTAGGTCTTGTAAGTTTTCGTTTTTTAGTGGTTTCATAATAGTTTCTTAGCTTGTTGCCATTCATTTAATTGTGAGTGTATCTTACTCATTGTTTGTTTTTTTATATCTCTTCTTTCCCAAGTTCTAACGCACGCTTTCCAGTCTTTCATTTTATTCTTTCCTATTTGCCAGTTTTTACTTTCATAAAAATCTATAAAACTTTCAGCATCTATATTGTTGTTGCGTAATATACAATAATTTTTAACTTCTTTAACAGTTGGTTTTTTAAAGCGCACCTTTTTATTACTATCTGTAAGATTAGTATTAGTTATATTTATATTAATATTATCTGTAAACTTTTCTTGTGTAGGGGTGTTAACCAAAGTTATCACCCTAGTTTCTATTTCTTTACTACCCTGTTTATATATGTTAACACGCTTTATGTAATTATTATCTTCTAAGGTTTTTAACCATTTTTGTATTGACACTCTACTAACTTCATATAATCTGCAAAAGTATTGAGTTGAAGCAGTACACTTTCCATTCATATTACATAAAGCAGTTATCTCTGCATAAAGTAATTTAGCATTAGGGGTTAATTCTTTGCTATATCTTACATCAGCAGGAATAACTGCGTAGTAGTTTGGTTTCTCCATTAAATAATTTCTAAGTTGTAATTGCAATCTGTCAGTGCAAACTTACATAATTCTAATTGATTGTAAAAATCTTTATATGAAAGTCTAATATTACATTCAGCTCTTCCTGAAGTAACTTTAATAATAGTTTGGTACTTATCACTATTACTTACTCCATTTTCTCTAAGGTATATTTCTAACTCCCTAGAATCTGAAAAAGTCCTTTTAGAACCCTGAATACTAGAATACGCATTATAGACTAAATTAAAAACCTCTCTATATTTAGGAAATGACCTATAATTAAACTCGTGCATTTTCTCATAGTGATAAATTAAACTTCTATCTCTTTTCAATTCTTTAGCTATTATAGTTCTATGTGTTTCATCTATCATTCTAGCAACTACACTAGCTACACTTCTTGGTATTTGATATTCTTGTTTTCTGCTTTTGAAGGCAAGCGAACCTTTACGCAGCCCTACTAATCTTGTAGTAAGGTCGCATAAGTTTTTAAAATTATCTTCTTGTATCATCTTAAAATGGCATTTCATCTGAGTCTGAAGTTACAAAGTCCTCATTATCAGATTTTTGTGTAAACCAATACCCATCTATATTGTGATAATATTTACCTTTATATTCTCTTGAATAAACATTACAAAGAATAGATACAGTCATTCCCTCTTGTAATTTATTTAAGTCTTTAATTTTTTCTTCACCAAAAGCACTTACTGCTATTAGATTATTAAATTCCTCTCCATTGTCTACTACAACTGTTTGTTTTTTCCATTCTTTTCCTGATTTACTTACACCTGTTTCAAGTTTAAGCATCTTAACTAATTTTCCTTTTACTTCCATTTTTATTTATTTAATTTATTAATACTAGGTTTTATTTGTAACTTTTAATGTACTCTATAATTTTTGACAGCTTTTCTTTTTCTTTAATTACTTGCAATTTTAAAGTTAAATTGTTTTTTCTTAATCTTGTGTTTTCTTTTCTAAGCTGCTCACTATCACTTATTGTTTTGTTTATACTGTTACTAGGTAGTGCGGTTTCCATAATTTAATTTTTAATTATTAAAAAGAGGGGGAATATATCTTTACAAAGTATAACTGCTGACATTATTATTCATATTGATATTTAACCCCCTCATGCTATTTGTTTTTTAATTTCCAGTTTATATAATTTGTTAGTGTTTCTCCATCAAATATAATTTTATCCTTTTCAGGAGAATAAGGGTACTCTCTTCCGTTTGTATGTTTTTTAGCTTGTAGTGTTTGAATTGGCAACCTATATAAAAACCTACCAATACCCCAACAAACACAAGCTCTTTTAAAAGCATCTGACACATGACCTTTGTCTTTTTCTACATTAGATTCTGACCCTGTGTCTGATTTCCATACCCATTCAGCACCATTAAATATTCCTACCTTACAAAATAGTAGTCCATTTTGCTCATAGTAAATAGACTGCCAGTTTTCAGCACCTATTACTTCATCAAGTAAGTCTTGACAATCTCTTGCGTCTATATAAGCTACGCAAGTTGCCTTTCCGTATTTAACAGACTGTACTCTCCATTTATAAGGCAATTCCTTTTTTAAATCTTTTAGTTTCATATCGTAGTTATTAATGCTTTGTTATTATTTAGTTTATTATATTTCTCTCTGTATATTGATAGATTCTTATTTACAGCTTTATTGTATTCTTTTAGAGTTGGTCTGTCTTTTCTTGTTTCACTAAATACAATACCATCCCAGTAGCTACCTTTCTTTTCTGTCTTATATTCAAATGATTCGTCAAGATTAAGACCAGTCAATTCAATATAAGTATCAAGAGCTTCATCTACCTGCTCTCTAGTTCCAAAGATTCTAATACTTGGCTCTACCTTTTTTAAATCTGTAAACCAACCATCAGGTGATAGTTTTTCTATTGTTTTATACACTCCGTTATTATAGAAGTAGTAGTCTTCGCAAATTAGTAATTCCATTGTGTAAAATCTTTAAAGTGATAGTATTCTTTTTTTAGTTTAACAAATAAGTCTATTACTTCACCATTTGTAAATATTGCAATATGATTTCTACGGGTTTGTTTTGATAATCTCATTAATAAAATTAACTCAATATCATCTACTTTGTTAAGCCATAATGGGTTTTCTTCTATTACATCTAATATTGATACAATAGCTTCTTCTTTGTTTGTTGCTTCTTTCATTTTATAAGTTGTTTTCATTTTATTTATTAAATTAATTTTTTGTTTAGTCTTTCTATTTCTTTAGAAAGCAAATCTGCTCTTCCTAAATTGCCCAAATCTTTTTGCGATTTTACTTGTAGATTTAGTCTTTTTATTTTATTTCTTAGATTAAATTCAATTTGTAGTTCTGTTTGCGTTTTTGTTTTCATTTTATTTGTTTTTATTTAATTATTATGATGCAAAGATACATATTATTTTTAATTCACACAATTATTTACAACTTTATTTACAAAGTTATTAACAATTACAGTGTTAACAAGAAAATTAAAGAGATATAAGTAGGACTATTACTATAAGTAATAAGTAGAGTAGAGTTAGCTTTGTAGAGTCTTTTAGGCGCATTATAAGGGCATTAAAAGATTTATAGGTAGTGTACCATTGTTTAGCACTACGGAACAGCCTATGGCTTGTTTTTTAAAGTTCTTAGCGTAAGCAGCAGCATAAGTTGTACAGTCAACCCCGCAACCTACTTGCATTGCATAGATTTTATATCTTTTGCCTACAAACCATTTACAGTATGCTTCTGTGTGAGTATGTCCGCAAACGCTTGACATTAAGTTGTTCTTTGCTTTTGTTTGTGCTTGTCCACCCTCTCCATGTTCGTAAAGAACATCATCATATACTACTGATTCAACCCAGTTCCATGTTGGAGTTCCTAATACTTCGTTGTAAGACTTTATCCATTGAGCAGGAATACCGCCAGTCATTGCTTTTCTAGCAGCCATTCTATCATGGTTACCTATACAAACATCAGCATTAGGAAATGCTTTATGCCATTTTTCTATCTTTTTAATTGCTAATTCTAGCTCATTTCCTGCTGATAATCCATTTGGGTCAGGCTCATGGTATGAGAATCCATGCGAATCAACGCAATCACCAATCATTATAACATGGTTACAATTATAGGTCTCGTACTGCTCTATACAAAACTCTAAATAGCCATCTAGGCAAAATGGTTCATGCAAGTCGCCAACAACTAGGATATTCCTAGTGTCAGCTTCTCGCATCTTTTTTAATGCCACAATTTCATGCGGCTTTAATCTAAATCTATTTGTTTGACTTTCCAAAATCTGCTAATGATTGTCCGCCTAACATAGCGATTAAACTCCACCAAATTTTAGAAACTGACTCTTCATCAACTCCTAACCATGAAGCTATCATTGGAACTAAAATAGAACTAATTCCTAACCATACTTTTTTTGAGCCTAACAGCTGTGTAATAATGTAATCTTTCATTTTATTTATTTTTGATTATTAAATTAATATTAGTGCCACCCAAATTTATTATTTCTTTTATAAGTAAATCCATAGCTAAAGTTGAATTATGAACAATGTCTTGTTGGCTTCCCTGTCCTACTAGGATGCAACCTCTTGTGTCTTTAGCAGTATTTCCTCTGTGGAATAATATATATGAACGGTCTTTTACATCTTCTACAAGCAAGTGCAAGTAATTTCTAGTAGCACTTTCTCTTGGGTATCTTAATCTTACTTTGTATTCGCCTACTGGTATGCAAGATATACTTCTTTGATTATCTCTATATGGTAATTCTAATGTATCACAAAAGCGTTCTCCATTAAGAAACAACTCTCCTATTGTACTTTCATCACTAAAAGTATCTCTGAGAATTAAAAGGTTTATGTTGGAGTTTTTAGAGATAGTAGGACTTATAAATTTTACACCCTTTAACTTCTTTAACAAATTCTTTACGCATTTTAACATCACTTTCTTTTGCTTTGTTATACTTTGGATTGTTGCTATTTAATTTGCGTTTCTTAGGCATTATCTTTTCTTTTTATGATACCACCACTTGTCAACAGTATAAACTATTGTAACTAATAACAGTATTATTTTTAAAAATAGTTCTAAGTTAGTGAATGTCGTTACGCTTAGTATCACGCTGTTTACTCCTAACACTTCTCCTACTTCTTTTGTTATCTGCTTGAGTGGCATCTTTCAAATATGTTTTAAGTTTATTTATATTTTTTATTTTTGGCTTGTAATATTTCTTCATTAAGTTAAATCAGGAGTTAGAAAATCTCTTAAAGTTAATTTATTGCTTTGTCTTGGCATATCTAAATTCATGTTTGAGTAATAGTTTTCAGTTGATGGAGAAACATCTGCACCTGAATTTTGATTGTATTCAGGAAAGCTACTTATGTTGTTTTTAATATAGTCTATGAGTCTTTCTCTATAATAACTAGCAGTATTTAAAACCTCTTCCCTAAAGCTCTGCGCTTCAGCAGTTGTTAAAGCACTTCCAGTCTCTGAGGATTTATTATAAATATTCCCATTTTCTACTTTATGCCTAAGATAAGGAATGGCGTGGTACAGACTATAACCTGGTAGCATGTCACCTATGTATTCATCTACTAAGGTCTTATAAGCACCTGCTAATGTTCCTGCTATTATTTCATTTTTAAGCTTTTGAGTTAGCTGAGTTCCAAGTGCAGTCTCAACATATAGCTTCTGTGCTTCACGCACAAATGGGAGTAATATGTCAACATCAACATTTAAGTTGATTGCAGTTGAATCTTTTAACTTCTGTTCTGATATAAAAAGTACATAGCTCATAATTATCTTGGTTCTAAAAATCCGTTATTCTTCATTCTCTTAGGGGGTCTTGCTACTAGGTTGTCATTTTTCTCTGCTGTAAAACCTTCTGACAATGCCTTAGTATATGATATTGCTTCACTTGGTTTTATATTACTTTTAGCACCTCTTAATGATGTTTTGTAAATCTGTCTCAGCCAAAAATGATGACAGTTTCCGCCGCCTTTGTAAAGCTCTAACTTACTGTTTTTCAATGACTTACAGCATTCTTCATGTTGGTCAGCTAACCATATAGAGTAAGTTGCAGCACCTCTTGGCCCCCAACCTGGATTAACTGCAATATCATTTAATCTTACTATATCTTCTTTTCTATATATTTTTTTAGCAGCCATCATTAACCTGCAAAACTCTCTAGTTTCACCCTCTTGACTTAAAAAATTATCTTTAGTATAAACATATCTAACTTTGTAAAAATCATTATCTGACTTATTAGTTCCGTCTTGACTACTTCTAGCATTAGGTCTAGCAGTACCAGTAGAAGCTAACTCTGTTTTACTATTAGCTATATTGTTAAGCTCAGTTTCAAAATTAAAGTCTTGGTGTTCTCCATCTACTACTTCTTCTTCAATTAGTTCCCAGTCTTCAGAAATATCTTCACCAAAATCTTCTATAAATTTTTGCAATTCTGTTTTTTCTACTTTCATCTCAGTTGCTTCAGCATGACCATCACAAGCCATGTAAACTGTTTTGCCCTCTAGTTCGTGTTCATGATAACCAGTACAACCTTTAGTCTTAGCATGAGCTTCAGCTTCTTCTATTGTACTAAATACTGGTTCTCCATCTATTATTCCAACTTTAGCTAGTTTTACATCTTGCTCAACAGTTGCTTCATCTTCTTCTAATGGTGCTAAACCAATATCCTCTCTAATTTCGTCTTGTGTCATTACTTCTCTAATAGTCTTAGAGTCAAATTGAACTGTAATTGGTTTTAATTGTACAAACTCAACTTCTAAATCCATATTGTTTACAGAAAATATAGTCTGTAAAGTGTCTAGTATGTTAAGCTGAAAAGGTCTAACAACTGTATTTAAGTAAAAGTTAGAAGCGTTTATAAGCTCATCTGTATTGCTTGAGAAGCCATTGGTACTATCAATACCCATAAGTGTCTTAGAAGTCACCCTATGACCTGTGAGGATGTTTTGTACTAACAGTTCTTGAAGTGCTAAATACTGTTTGTCAGCATCAGATACACTTATAGGTGTTATTTCAGGTGTTCTAGTTCTGTCGTCTGAGAAAGTTAAAACAAACTTTCCTGAGTTTTTAGCACCTGTAAATTTATCTGTTAGACTTTGTTCTATCTGTCTTCTTTCTTCAGCAGTAGGAACTCCATTTGCGAAACTGATGAAGTAGCTTCCGCTAAAACCGTTCTCTATATTGTTTAAGTGAAACTCAGCAACCCTTTGGTCTACTAATGCCCAGTTACAAGCTGCTAAGTAGTCAGGTGTGTGGTAGATGTCCATATTAGGACTATACGCCCCTGTGTAAAGTAATTGACTACCTGAAGTTCTATCATTAGTGTTAAATGCTGCTATTGGATAAGGTTTGTGTGTTCTAGTATTTGCCCAGTCAGCACTAATATAATATGTGTCTACTTTACCCATTTCATTTGGTCTACCTGCTCTAACTCTCTCAACTGGCACATGATATATTTCAGCTATTTCAGTTCTCTCTCTATTCCATATAATGTGTATTGCATAAGCTCCCTGAAGTTTAAAGTCAAATGCTACTTTTTTAATTACTTGATGTAAAGACTCTTTAGAGTTTGCATGACGCATAAATTTCTTTAGTTTAACATAAGCATCTAAATTAACATCATCATCAGGAACTATTAAATCCTCTCCTGCTATCATCTCAGCAGTTCCATTTATTATAGCTGCATGAGTTGAAGAGTTGTAGTATAAGTCTATAAGAAACTGTGGGTAGAGGTTTCTCCAGTCATCAGTGCCATATTCAATGTAGTCACGCCCTCTTACTTCTTGCACTACTGGCGCTGTACTTGTTTCTAAATTTATTGAAATTATTGAGTCTTTCATAATTATTGTTGTGGTTCTACATTATCTCCGTTTGCATCTATACTGTAACCTGCAAAGCCATGTACGCATTTAGTAGGTGTTAAAGCATGTGCTCCAAAGTCTATATGCTCAGTAGTCATTATATCGTAAAAAACGCCATCATAATAAACAGGCGGCGTTATTACATGACCATCAGGGTCATAAGCACCCTCTGTTTTTACTATTCTACCTAAGTCTACTATTGCTTGAGTTGCACTAGAGTTTTTAGTGTATTGTTGACCCTCAACCTCTATTACCTGAGTAACTCCTTTATCTAAGAAGTCAGCATCAGCTTGTGCTTTATTATCGTATTGTAATTTATATATATTCATATTAAGTAGTTAAAGCTAATAATTGAGCATCTGTTAATGCAGTGTTATAAACTTGAATAGACCTTATTTTGCCGTAAAACTCCCAAAATAGAGCATTCCCTTTATAACTTGCAACAACCCTATCTTGCGTTGCAGGTATTGAATCTGCATTTGTGCTAGTTGTAATTTCAACTCCATTGCACCAATAAGCATGGTCTCCTGCTTTATATTTTATAGCCAACTTAGCAAATGAACCTGAAGTTATAGCAGGACTCATTGAAAATAATACACTATTACCTGCGGTATTTCTAGTAAAACCTAGAAAACTTGTGCCCCATTTGCCAATCTGATAAATAGCATCATTGTTACTATCATTTATACCAAGTATTGATTGAGTAGAAGTTACGCTTGTGCCATTATAAAAATAGGCTATTTCGGCAAAATAAACACCCTCTGAAGAGCCAATAACACTAGAGACCCCTGTCTTAATAAACGAGGTAGGGTTTCTAGTTACTGATGCACTTGTTGTTGGTATATAGGATGTTTCCATATTTAAATCAGAAGTATGCTGCTCTAATTGAAAGCCCCATAAATATATAGAACCAGTAACACCTGAAGCATTAATAGGATAAAAGCGAGTATTACCACCGTTAGCACCAGTTGTAAAAGTAAAAGAAACTCTTGTCCAATCAGAACCAATTAGTGAATAATATTTGCCTGGAGTTCCATAATCTCCATCTCCATTCATATTAAAAATCTGCTGACCAACATCAGTCATAGTGCCTTTTTTTGCATAAAAACTCCAAGTGTAAGTTGTATTAGATGCTAGAGAAATTTGCTGCCACATTTGCGCACCAGTACTTGTTGTTTCACATTCATCAGCATTTGTAGTTCCATCAGGGGAAGTTACTGCATCTGCACTAACAGTAACCGAACTCTTAATATAAGCAGCATTGTCAATTTCTTCACTATATCGGTGTAAATTGGTGCTAACTGGTTCAATTAATAAACAGCCACAACCATCACTATAATCTAGTTGAGGTTCATTTATTGCAACAGTTTCTATAACTCCTGAGGGGTTTACTCTTGTAGCGGTTGTAGAACGAGTAACATCTAAATCACAACTTCCATCATCAGGTTTAATACTATAAAGAGTTCCTGCTTTGCCTGCGTTTGCAGTTGTTAAAAGTTTTACATCATCTAGTAATGTCATGATATATCATTTAAATCGGTTAGTATAGTGTTTAAGCATGAACTACCTTCAAAAGTACCACCATCAGTTGTAACTCTTGACTGAAAATCAGCTATCATAGTTGAGATAGGGTCTCCACCACCACCGCCACCAGCTTTGATGTTATTTAAACTTATGCCTAATTTTAGTGATAGCATTTACTATGATGGGTTTTCGTTATATCCTATTCCAATACCACTTGTTAAAGTAATTGCGGTCACATTCATAAACAAAGTAGTTCCTGCTGCTAAAGTCGTATGTAAAGCTGCTTCACCAGTTGCATCTGCTACTGTAATTGAAGCTACTACACTTTCAACTGGAAAGTAAACACAATACCAGTTTTTACTTGTTTGTGCTGCTGTTGTAAATATTTCAGTTCCACCGTTTTTACCTAATTGCTCTGTTAAGAGTTGTTGTACATTATCTATTGCCATTTTTTATTTTTTATTGTCCGTAATATATATAATTTGTTCCACTAGGCTCTTGCCTTTGTGTATATTGTACTTGTGCTGTTCCTGCTTTATCTGCTACATACATTTTGCCTTTAGTTACCAAACCCTGAACTACGCCATGAGTAGCTCCAATAGGCAATACATCATTCTCATTAATAGGTGCGTTTCCTGCACTAATAGCTACTGCACCTGTCCAACTTACTTCATATACTTCATATTTCCAAAATCCTGACGGTATAAAGTTTACTTTACCAGTATAAACATCAGGTGTTGCATTATAATCAAATACAAACTTTGTATATCTATCATAGATTAAATGAACTGTTGAATAAGCATACTGAACTGACTTATCCATGTCATTAGTGAACTTAACTAAATGCCTTATTTTGTCTGAACCTACTGAAGTGTCTATACGATTATCTTCAGTCTGTAAATAAGTTGTTAGGTTAGTTTCTGTAATTGCTTGTATCATATATTATATAATAGAAAAAGTCATTATTTATTTGGTATATAAAAGAAAAGAGTGGTATTAAACCACTCTAATCAAGAAATATATGAAAACTACTAATTAAGATTTTATAATAGTACCCATTGTGAATGCTGTATTGTCAAATGGTTCTGAAGTATAGTCTGCTACGACAGGCATTGGAGACTGCTCCATACCATCAAAGGTTAAAGTATAACCGTTTTTATCTCCCCATGCTGCTCCTGAGTCAACAGTACCTGCATTTAATTCCATTCCATTAACAACTCCCATTCCTAAGATAATGTCATGCCCGTTAGTTAATTGTTGATTTAACTGAGCAAAAACAACTACTTTAGTTGCTCCTAAGAGTTTAATTTGATTTTGGTCTTCTTTTGAGATTCTGTTAAATAATACTTGTGCTGTTGGTGTATAGTAAATAGTTCCGTTCTCACGACTACCTACAATAGTATCTGTAACACTAGCTACACCCATTGGCATTGTATATCTATAAAGAGTATTAGTACCCATTTCAATATCAGTAATTTCTCCACTACTTACAACAATTCCTGTTGTTTCAATAGGTGAGTCAAATTGGTCAAGCACCCCAAAGTAGATGTATTTAACACCCCCACTTATTCGGTTACAGTCAACTCCTCTACCTTTTGTTAAACTTGTACAAGCCATATTTTATTGTTTTAAAAGTTAAAAAGAGGGGGTTTTTACGCCCCCTACTTTATGTTATTACGATTGTCTTACGATGTCACTATTTATACCAGTTTGTACACCTGCTGAGTATCTTGCTACAACTCTCATGTTGTCAGAACCATCTAATTGTGCCATGTCCATAATTTGTATTCTTGTGTGGTCAGAAAGCAAATCAGTTCCAAAGAATAGATTAGATTTTTCAGCCGCAACTAATTGATTGTCAGGCATACCTGGACAAATCGCTAGAGAATGTCCTTCAAATACAGGAGTGTAATCTTCTCTCATATGCATATAAGGAACTCCCGTTAAAGCTGAAATTGCTGCTATATACATAGAGTAAGTTTTTTTATTCATGTATATGTAGGTATCATCTTTATACATTGTGTTTAAAGCTGTACTACCTGACCAGTCAGTAACTAATTTTTGTAACTCACTAATTATTGTTCCTGTTGTATAAGCACCTGCTGCTGCTGAAGCTACAATACCTGCACCAGTAGCTATTGTTCCTGCTGCCGCATCTAAAAATCCTAAAAATCTTCCTGCTCCATTATTACCTGACCAAACATCACCTTCTGTTGCATCTGCAATTATTTGTCCTAAGTAAGAAATAACATAGTCATCAAAAGATGCAGGTGGTGGTGCGCCTGCACCTGCTCTCATTTGTAGAGCTTCCCATGAATCTAATAATTCTTTTTTACATAAGTCAGTATTTACCATTAGGTTTTTAGGTTCTAATACATTTTCAGTAAGAGCTAATGTCCCTGCCCCTGAAAAATTACAGTCTGCATTTTGCACCATACCAGTCGCAGCCATTTTCTGTATGTTAGACTTAAACTTAATATTTTCAATAATAGTTAAGTAGTCTAATGATTTAGCTTCACGGAGTGCTGCTGAAATATAAAATCCTGCTGCCTTTCCTGCGAAGTTGCTTGTTGTTGTTAAAGCCATTTTTTTTTATTTTTTTGTTATTATTATTTGTTTAAATTGTATAAGAATTTCTCTTGTCTTGAAAGCCTGTTATAATCTTTTCTAGATAATACAGGTTTTTCGGAGCTAAATTTATTTGTGTTAATCGGTGCATCAGCAGGACTAGCTGCTAATTCCGTTTTAAGTTTTTCATTCTCAGCTTTAAGTATTTCTAATTCTTCTTCTGCTGAAAATTCTTTAACTTCTGTTGTTTTAATAGTTTTAGGGTTTTTAGATGGTTCTACAACCTCTTCAGTTGTTTCTTCTGCCATCTCAACATCTTCTGATTCACTATCACCTAATCTTGCTTTAATATCAGCAATAGCATCTTCTAAGTTGTCTACCTTATCTTTCATCTCTTCATAAGTCTTAGCCCAGTCCGTTTCTTCTGCTCTACTTTCGTCTTCAGGTGCTAATGCTACTTCTTCTGACATTTCTTCTTCTTCAACTGTATCAACTTCTTCTGTTTCTGATTCAATAACCTCAGCTACTATACCCTCTTCTTCTACTCTAAAAGATACACCAGTGTCAGTCTTATAAGTTCCAACAGGTAGTAAAATTGTAGTTCCATCTTCTGTCAATACAGAAATGTCTACGCCTGATTCTAACTCTTCAGCAGTAGATACATAGATTGTACCGTCTTCTCCTTTTGCCTGCCAAGCTAATTTAATTTCTTCTTCAGCTTTATTCAAGCCAAGTGCTACTAATATTTGTTCTTTAATGTCCATAGTTTCTTTTTTAATATAATAGAATTATTTTGAGTTTGTTTGATTTTCCCGTATTATTTCATTTAAAGCTGATAGTATCTCTTCATCAGTTGGTTGTCTTTCTGACATCTTTTCCATCTTATCTGTAAAGTAGCCTTCAATAGATAGCCCCTTAAGCTCTCCTGCTTTTACTTTCTGCCATAAATCATCATTATTAATTTTCATAGACACCATCCATGTTCCTTTTGGAAGATTATATCCATAAAGTCTTGACTTATCCATTTTAGGGTCTTCAATTATCCAGCTTTCAGTTGTTAAGACACCTGACACTCTATCTTGGTGTTCGTATGTTGCTTTATGATGATTGTTATGTTTTAAATAAAGTTCAGATGATTTACGAACTGTATCAGGACTAAAATAAACATAATACTCTGAGTCTGTATTTGGGTCGTATCTAAAAATTTGTTTATTAGGTATTAATGCAGGACTAACTAGCATTCTTTTTTCTTCATCTACTTTAGCAAAAGTTAAGTTGTTTTTCTCTTTACCAAAGTAAACAAAGTCTTGCTCAATAGCAGGACTAGATACTAAACTAATAGCATCAATTGCTAGTTCTTGACTATCATCATCAATAACCAATTCTACAATAGATGTAGTCTTTTCGTAATAGTCTTTATTAGCGGCTTCACATTGAGCTATAGTATCGTACTCACAGCTTCCTGTTTTCCCCCATTTGTATTTTCCGTTTTCACATTCTTCGCATGGCATATTATATAATAGATTTAATTAATATTTATTTGATTTTTAAATTGTAGCTCTTCTTCTAATGTTAGCTAATTGGTTTTGACTGTTGGTCATTTCATCAGTTACTACATAAGCTCTCATAGCTTCAGGTGCTTGACCGCCACTTAATTGGAATGCTCCTGACATCATTTGAGGTGCTGGTGCTGCTGGTGAAGGCGTAGGCGTAGGCGTAGCTGGTGCTGAAGTAGTACCCCCTGCTCCTAAAATTTGTTTTGCTTGATTTGCTGCACTTAATACTGCCGCAACTTGTGTAGCATAGAATAGAGGAAATGCTAATGCTGCTGCAGGGCCTGCTGCTTTTGCTGATTTCTGAGCTATGTCAAGTCCCTGTACAAAGCCTACCCCTGTATTAACCGCAATTTCAGTTAGAGCTGCGGCTTTAGCTGCGGCGGAGCCCTGTTCCATTAATCCACCTAAAGCTCCTATTGCTGCTCCTACTGCACTTGCCATATCTTGCTTACTTTTTTTAACTGCATCATCTGCTGCTATTTTAGCGGCTGCTACTTTCTCAGCTAAAGCTATTTCTTCATCAGCAAGTCTTAATTGCTCTTTATTCCACTCATCATTAGCTTTTACCATAGCATCAAATTCTGCATCAATACGGTCTTGCCTTTCTTTTGCTCTAGCATTTTCTTCAGCTTGTATTTCTCTATCTAACGCATTAACTTCAGTAACAACCCTTCTACGCATTTTAACAGATGCAGTTTCTTTTTCAATAAGTTCAACTTTTAACTGAGCTAGTCTAGCTTCATCTTCTGCAGAGTTTTCACTTAATGCCATCTCTTCTTGTTGAATCGCTAACCTTTCTCTTGCTAACTCTAATTCTCTTTGAGTTGTTTTTTCTTCTAAATCTAGTGCTGTTTTTAAAGCAGTTAATCTTTCTTTTGCTGACTTTGTTTCATCTTCAGCATTAAGTCTTGCTTTTTCTATTTCTTGTCTAGTCTTGGCTTTTTGAACCATAAACTCAATATCGGCATCTCTAAGCTCTTGCGTTCTTTTCTTTAAAGCAACCATTGCTTTTACTTCTCTCTCAACTTCATCTGCAATACCTGAAAAAGTACCTTTTAATGCTTCTCCTGCTTCTCTGAATTTCCCTGAAAATACCAATGATAACGCTTCCCCTACCTGACTTAATCTATCTTTTAAAACATCTACAACTGCTCCCATAGCAGTAAATGCTTGAGCTAATTTGTCTGCACCTCTTTTAGTGTTTGTAAAATATGATATTAAAGATGTTACTGCAATTAATAAAGCACCTATTCCAGTAGACATAATACCTGCTCTAATAGTTGCAAAGGATGCCTTAGCAGTTTTGCCTACTGATGCTAAACCTGCTTTTACTGAATTTAAAGATACCCCCATTACTTTAAATTCTGCTGCTGCTGAAGCTGCATCTTTTCCTACTTCTCCTACATTTGATTTTACATTAAATGTTGCTGTTTCTGTTGTATTTGCCATATCTTTTTATGTTAAATCTACACTTGTTCTTATTTCTGTTATCCTAATAGTTGAAACCCATTCTATTTCTGTATTAGCGGCTCCTGTTAAAGATTGTTTATAATCTGTACCTGATACTTGACTTTCAAAATCCCAACCAGTAGTTGTGCCGCTTGAACTAATAGCTGTTTTACTCATGTCTATACTTAATGTAGTTCTAGCGTTTTTAATTACACCCCTTTCAACCCATGCTTTATAGTCTCCAGTGCTTCCTGCTGATATACCCCCTACTCTTACTGCTATTGTTTCACTTTGAAAATATAAGATACTATTATTAGCAACACTTGCAGGTTTGTAATAACTGCCAGTTACATTGTTTAAATAAGCATCTGTTGCTGAAGCATCTTCAGTAATCCCACCATAAATTATAGTAGTGTTTTGTCTTTTACCTAATATATCTGTACTGTTATTACCACCTAATACTATTGAGTTGTCAGCTATTGAGTTTGCTTTATTTCCATAAACAAAAGTGTTATTAACTCCATTAGATATTTCGTTATCAGTACCTATTATAATGTTGTTTCTTGACAACCCTTTAACCGTATTGTTTTCTCCTATAATATAGGTGTTATTAGTACCTCTTTCTGTTGTATTGCCAGTTCCTTTGTTTACATTATCTATATTGTTAAAACTTCTGTCTAAATTAGTATTATAGTTAAAAGAAGTACAAGTGCCTAATATTTCATTATATGTGTAACCATAAGCTTCACATTGTTGTTGGTTAGGTGTAACATCATTAGTTCCATCAGTAAATGTTACAATTCCTAAAGCATTAACTGAAGCAGGTTTAATTGTATATCCGTTTAAATAAGGTATTGCCATTATGGTATAAGTATAAATTCTACTGTTGCTAAATCGTTTGGTTTGTAATCTATTTTATTTACTCTAAACTCTCTGTTTTTAATAAATACTGTATCAAAGAATTTAAAAGTATTAATATCGCCTGAAGTTAAATTTACTTTAAGTGTCATTGTTCTTGTATCAGGATTGTATAACTCATTTAGATAAGGCAGCCAATAAGTATTAAATAAATTATT